GTCCAGTAGGACCAGTCATGGGCTGCACACCACAGATGTCATAAGCAATCAGCTTAGGCATCGAGCGACGAATCAGGCTGATCAGCACGGGGTCGAAACCAGCAACAGGACCAGTAGCAGTGCTGCTACCGCTGTAACCAGTGCCGCCGAGGCTGTTGGTGGGTGCTGCTTCAGTCAGCATTCCACGCTCTTCTTTGATGAATTTCTCTTGGTTTTCCAGGAGGACCGAGGTCACCGCCTTACGGTAAGTATCCTTAATAGGATCGAGCTCAGAGTGCTCAAGGACGGGGGACCACTTTTCCTGGAGATGTTCTGCGTTAAACATTTTGTCTCCTAGTTAGTAGAAAAGAATTGGACGGATTATTTGCCCCAACGGGACAGAGCCTGCACATAGACAGACATTGCATCACCAGTAGGTGCATTCTCAACCTGCACGTCTTCAGTCAGTGACTGAGTTTCGGGCTTGGTGGAGAAATATGATTCACGGAGGGTAGATACCTTCGCACGGAAGGTCTCTTCATTTTCAAACTCAACAGCTTCTGCCAAAGATGCGAGTTTCTCACGCTGGGTGAGGCTCAAACCTTCGGAGATTTCTGTCACAATCCCATTCTTCATGTAGGTGCCAACCTCGCGATGGAGACCGACATTTTCTTCAATAGACTCGTTGAGTTTTGCTTCCATGGTCTGGAGTTGCTCTTGCATTTCATCCACAAGATCAACTTTTTCGTCGGGAAGATCAATGAAATTCTCGACAAAAACTTTTTGAATGCCGCTCAGGACGGATTCTGCCATTTCCGACTTGATACCTTGCTCGATAGCGAGCTCGTTATTCTTCATCCAGTTGGACACAGCATAAGTCAGATACTCATCTACTTTCTCAGCAAGATCAGTCTTGACGGATTCAATTTCTTCTTCGAGGACTTTTGCATAATCCTCATGCATACGCTCCAGCTCTTCATTAAGGCGGGAGACTACTGCTGCTTCAAAGATGGTGCGTGCCTTGTCTTTGAATTCTTCGCTCAGGTCTTCACCTTCGGTCAGAGCAGCGACATCAGCGGAGAGATCCACTTCAAGGACGGTCTCCTGCACCTCATCTTCAGCAATTACCTCACCCTCTGCTTCTACATGATCAAATGTAGGCTTCTTGGACAGAGTGTCCTGCTTGCTACCTGATGCATCAGAAGGCTTTGTGGTAGGTGCTTGTGCATTGCCACCAGCAACAGTCTTATACTTATTGCTGTCATCTGTGGGTTTGCTATTTTGGGGCGTAGGACCACCGAGGTCTTGCACACCAGCGAGACTACTGCCATCAGCACCCAACTTGGGTTGGGGGTCAGCAGGTTTTGCGCCAGCGGTTACACTCGATTCATCCAGAGTTGTTTCAATCTCTTGTGACATTGTAGTCTCCTTGGTACAAACGTGCGTTATGCTATGAATTATTTATCATTATAGATTTTTCAGGAATGAGTGAAACGCGGAAAGTTTCATCTCTTCCAGTTGGTTTCTGTGTGCGTTATCGATTCGATTCTTAATCTCTTCGATTCTCTGCTCGTGGATTGCGCCACCAGCATATACCCACTCTCTTCCTTCCATAATGCCATTGACAAAAGCGTCAGGGGCGGAAGGATCTGCTACAATATCAGCAGCAGTTGCAAGCATGAAGTCATCACAGACAACCTTGCAACCATTCTCTTCCTTGATAGATCCAAGACCTCTAGAGGAAACTCCAAGTTTCACACCCTCATCGAGGAGTGATTTGGCAATGTTACCCATAGGGGTATCGAGAATTCTTGCTTTGCCCACAAAATTATTACCTTCTCTCTGCAGATTAGTAATTAAGTGAGACACTCTATCTAGGTTGATAGTAGGACCGTCAGGGTGACCCAACTCTCCTAGTGCGCGTCCCTTTTGGATGTAGGACTCGTTATATTTAGCAACTTCTCTTTCAAGAGTTTCTACAGGATACATGCGACCATTACGGTTTTTGATTGCACCCTGGAGGAAAACACCTTCAATGAAGTGATTCTTCTTACCATTCTTGCCTTCGGTAATAACTACCTTAGCAGTTTCAATCTCTTCCCTGATCAGTTTCATCTGTAGTTTCCTCTTGGTCGGCGGTTGCTTCTGGTTGCTCGGGCTCAGACTCAGGCTCTTCCTCAGTCTCAGGAGCAAACAATTTTGCCCCCATTTCCTTTTTCTTTGCGTCGAGAGCGTCAACAGCAGCGGCATTCATACCAGTTGCTACAAAGTCTGACAAGTCTTTCTGACCTGCAAACAATGCATTGACAATATCGAGCGCGGCATCAGTAGGCATAATAATATGTGAATTCGATAATACTATTTAGATATTTCCTTTTTTGTAATCCGCGTCATCGATTCCCTGCTCCGCAGGATCGGGCTCAGGTGGTTGAAGAGACATTGCCATCTGCTCATGCTCCATGGTTGGCATTGCCATAGGATCGATCACTTTACCATCAGCAATCTCTTTCTCCATCTGCTTATCAAGCTCGTTATATTCAGCATCTGCCTGGCGCAGAATCTGACGGCGCATATATTCAACAGAGAAGTAACGACCCACAAAAGGATCCATTTGCTGCAGAAGAGCCATGCGAGCATTCATGATCTCTTGCTCTTTCAACTCACTGAAGTAGTTGTCAGCAACGAAATCAAACTGGATGTGCTCCTTCATGTCATCCCACTCCTCCAGTGAGAAGACACCCTTGAGCACCAGTTGAGTCTTCAGCAGATCAAGGAAGAGATCGCTAAACTTCTTGCGAAGGCGCACGACAAACTTCTGGAATTTAACTTCATCGCGGGTGATCTCAGCAGATCTACCAACGTTGAAAGAAGAATCAGACTCCAGACGTGACTCGGGGACGTTGAGTGAGCGATACAGTTTCTTCTGGAAATACTTGACATCTTCCAACTCACCCAGGTTTTGACCACCAGGAAGAGTTGTGATCTCGGTGCCACGACCACCTTCACGTCTAGGAAGCCAGAAGTCTTCCAACATGGACATGAATTTTTTATCGTCGCGGATCTCTCCAGTGTCAGCGTTATAGACCAGTTTGTTTCTATAACGAGACATCACCTCACGCAGATACTGCTCTGCCTTTTGCTTAGGCAGGTTACCCACGTCAATATAGAAAATACGACGCTCGGGTGCGCGAGACAGACGATAGATAACGAGGGAGTCCTCAATCATGCGAAGTTGATTGAGTGCCTTGATTGCTTTGTGAAGGTGTGACAGCACATAGTTGCGCTGCATATCAAGTTGACCTGAGTGGCAGAAACAGATAGCATCAGGTGCAATTTTAATGCCATGGTTTTCATAACCACGGAGACCCTTAGGACTGTAGATGTAATACTCTACAGATTTGGGGATAAGTGTATTGACTTGAGGATCGGCAGGAGATACTCGGTCTCTGCTCTTATCAAATTCAATAACTTTTTTAATTTTACGAGGATCAATGTAGCGTAACTCAGTAATACCATCCTGAGGACGCTCTGGATTGATCATTTTATGATAGAAAACACGTCCGTCAATATACCAACGACGGAAAATGTCGTATGCTTTTCTATCAAAATCGAGGAGTGAGAGGACATTCTCAAACTCTTCTCTAATTCTTGTCTTGACGTTGTTTGAGACTTTGAGGTTTGACAACTCGATGTCTACGGGGTGATCGTCAAGGTCACCTGCAATTGCTTCATTAACAATATCGTTGATCGCAGCGTCTGCTTCAGGGTGAAGAGACATCTCACGATACCTACCAACCAGATCAATCTCGCTGGATTTGTTTGCGCTATCACCCAGATCGACATATTGCCCAAAATAACCACCAGCGGCTATAGGTGCTGCTGCATCTTCAGAGTCTTTATGCACGAAAGAAGGACCCTTTTCAGAGCCCTTCTTCTTGCGATCAAGTGAATAACCAAATAGTTGAGACATTTCTGCCGCTCGTCTTACATTATCAATTATTTATACCGTCAGAAATCAGACGCCATTGCCAGCGTTAGCGTCGTTGGCGTATGTCCAGTATTGTACCTGGAATTCTACGGTATACTCCTCAGCGGTATCGTTGCTGTCCCATGCCAGATCGATGGCAGAGATGTTTGAAGGCCAGATGCCAACAAACTGATAGGTGCGGACGATGCCACCCTGACGATCATACTGACGCACAACTGCGTTAGATTGATATTCAGCGATGGTGCGAGGTTGCTGCAGGTTTTGCTGCAGTGCCTGGATCTTGGTTGACCACTCTTCAAACTTGGAGCGAAGTGCGAAACCTTTGTCGTTAAGCACGGTAACTGTCCAAGGCTCGAAGGTGCGATCACCAGCGATCTTCAGGGTGCGACCACGATAGGGCACCTCAATCACACCCACTGTCGAAGCAGGGATGTTTGCTGCCTTCACAAGGAAGGAAGACAGTGAGAGGGATGCACTGCCGCTGCCTGCTTGAGAAGCACCAGCGGATTCTTGTGTGCGCTGTTCCT